ACGGGTGGAGGTTGTATTGCATTATCTACACCTAATGGTACTGGAAATTGGTTCCACCAAACATGGCAAAAATCAGAAACAGGAGCTAATTCATTCGTTCCAATTAGATTAAAATGGAATGTACACCCAGAACGAGATCAAAGCTGGAGAGATTTACAAGATGCTGATTTAGGTATTAGAATGGCAGCTCAGGAATGTGATTGTGATTTTAGCACATCTGGGGATACAGTATTTGAATCTGATGTAATTGATTGGTTTGAAGCTAATTTAATGGAACCTCTAGAAAAACGAGGAGTAGATGGAAATCTTTGGATATGGGAACAACCAGATTATCATAAATCATATTTAGTAACTGCCGACGTTGCTAGAGGAGATGGAAAAGACCACTCAGCATGTCATGTATTTGATTTAGAAACATCAACGCAAGTAGCTGAATATAAAGGACAAATAGGTACTCGTGATTATGGACATTTATTAGTTGGTTTAGCAGCAGAATATAATGATGCTTTATTAGCAATTGAAAACGCAAACGTAGGTTGGGATACAGTACAAACAGCTATTGATAGAGGATATAAAAATTTATATTATTCACCAAAAACAGAAGCATATACATCAGATCAATGGGCTAGACGTAATGAAAATATAGATAGTTTAGTAGCTGGTTTCACTACCTCTATAAAAACACGCCCTCTAATGATTGAAAAATTTAGAGAGTATACTAAAGAAAAAGCATGTATTATTCGTTCAAAACGATTACTAGAAGAAATGAAAGTATTTATTTGGAAAAATAGTAAAGCACAAGCACAAGAAGGATATAATGATGATTTAGTAATGTCTTTCAGTATGGGTCTATATTTAAGAGACACAGCTTTAAGATTTAGAAAATCAAACGTAGAGTTTGACAGGGCTGCTCTAGGAGCAATATCAGTAGACAGAGGATTAATGAATCCTTATAGCGCTAGAGGATATAATAATAATAACCCATGGAAAATTCAAACAGAACAAGGAGGTCACGAAGATATTACTTGGCTGTTAGGATAAATATTTATACATATGATAGACACATCTTTATTTGGTAGATTAAAAAGATTATTTTCAAACGACGTAATTATCAGGAACGTTGGAGGTAGTCAAATTAAAGTAATTGATAGCGACCACATCCAGACATCTGGTGTAGTACAAACAAACATGTACCCAGAAAGATACCAACGTATCTATACGGGTGGTTTAGGTACTTATGTTGGTAATGCACCTTACTCTAATTTTACAGTATTAAGACCTCAATTATATAATGATTATGAGGTGATGGATGGTGATCCAATTATTGCTTCTGTATTAGATATTGTAGCTGATGAATCTACACTTAAAAATGGAGCCGGAGAAGTACTAGCTATCAAATCACCAGATGAAAACATTCAAAGAATATTATATAATTTATTTTATGATGTTTTAAATATCGAATTTAACCTTTGGGGTTGGGTTCGTTCAATGTGTAAGTATGGTGACTTTTATCTACATTTACATATTGCTGAAAAATATGGTGTATATCAAGTAATCCCTCTTAACGTTTATAATGTACTTAGAGAAGAAGGATTAGATCCTAAAAACCCATCTTATGTTCAATTTAGGGTTGAACCAAATGCTTCATATACAGGTGTATTAGGTGGAACAGATAAAGAAGATATGACGTTCCAAAACTATGAGATAGCTAATTTTAGATTATTAGGAGACTATAACTTCCTACCATACGGAAGATCATATATCGAACCAGCTCGTAAAATATTTAAACAATTAGCGTTAATGGAAGACGCAATGTTGATTCACCGTATTTTAAGAGCACCACAACGTAGAGTTTATTACGTGGATACTGGAAACATTCCACCAAATGAAATTCCTGCGTTTATGGAAAAGTTAAAAGGACAAACTCAACGTACTCCTTATGTTGATCCTAAAACAGGTGAATACAATCTTCGTTATAACATGATGACTGTAAATGAAGATTTCTACATACCTACCAAAGGTGGAAACACATCAACCAAGATAGACACATTACCAGGACTTGAATACAACGCTATTGATGATGTTGTTTATTTAAGAGATAAAATGTTAGCTGCAATGAAAGTGCCGAAAGCATTTATTGGGTATGAAGCTGACGTTGAAGGTAAATCTACATTAGCACAACAAGATATTCGTTTCGCTCGTACAATTGAGCGTATTCAACGTATTGTTGTATCTGAATTAACTAAAATTGCTCTAGTTCATTTATATTCTCAAGGATATACTGATGAAAATTTAACAAACTTTGAATTAGAATTAACTACTCCATCTATTGTTTACGATCAAGAAAGAGTAGCATTAATGAAAGAAAAAGTAGATTTAGCTAGACAAATTCAAGAAACAAGTTTATTCCCTACTGACTTTATATATGATTACTTATTCCATATGAGTGAAGACAAATATGATGATATGAGAGATCTAATAGTAGAAGATAAAAAACGAATATTTAGATTATCACAAATAGAAAACGAAGGAAATGATCCTGTAACTAGTGGTCAATCATACGGAACACCTCACGATTTAGCATCATTATATGGTAAAGGCAGAGATGGTATAGAAATACCAGAACCATATGATGAAAAAGAACCAGTAGGAAGACCTTTAGAAAAAACATCTGTTTATAATACACAAAAACGTGTGTTAGGTAAAGACCCATTAGGAAAATCGACAGATTTACAACCTGATAAAGGTAGAGCACCTGAACCTAAAGGAGGATCACCATTAGCTTTAGAAGCAACTAAGTCAATTTATTTACAGAATAAGAAAATGCTTGAAGAAATGATTACTAAATCTAATGTTTTTGATAAGAAGAACAATAAATCTTCATTATTAGATGAATCAAATCTTAAAGATATATAAAATGGTATATATTTATAACCAGTAAATTAACATCGTGAAGCCAAAACATAATAAATATAAAAATACGGGTATATTATTTGAACTCTTAACCAGACAGATAACATCGGATATTATGTCCAATAAAGACTCTGCTGCTGTAAATATTGTTAAAAAATATTTTTCTAAAGGAGAATTAGTCAAAGAATATAAGATATATCAAGCATTAACTAAAGCTACATCATTAAATGAAGTAAAAGCTGAGAGTATTATCTCTTCTACTGTTAAATTAGCTGAACGTCTAAACCGTACTGCTCTTCGTAAAGAAAAATATAATTTAATTAAAGAAATTAAACAACATTATGATTTAGAGGAATTCTTTAAAGCTAAAATTCACAATTATAAAGCATATGCTGCTGTTTCTAATTTATTAGAAGCACAAACTAGTTTAGAATTTATAGATCCTTCATTTATTATTGTAAATAAAGTTACTTTACTTGAGTTTTTAACTAAACAAGATGTAGATAAAGATAGAATAGAAGATCAAGTAATAAAAGAATATGCTTCTCAAGATAAAGCAACTCGTGCTTTAATTTCTAAAATAATGATTGAGAAATTTAACGAGAAATATTCTAATTTACTACCTGAACAACGTAACGTATTAAAAACATATATTAATAATATTACTAATACAGTATCATTACGTGAGTTTGTTAATCAAGAATTAAATAATATTAAAGATTTATTAACATCATTACAATCTTTTGTTCAAGATCAAAGAACTCAGATTAAGTTAACTGAATTAATATCAATCATACGCCCATTAGATAAAACAGAATCGGCTAAAGATGATGATATATTGAATATATTACAGTTTCATGAATTAATACATGAAATTAAATCAACATGAGACCAGAGGATTTAAAAAAATTCATAGAAGAAACAGTAGATAAATTAATGTCTGAAGATGGCGTTAGTACAACTGGTGCTGGGGAAGCTTACAACAGTAAATTTTTCCTTAAAAAACCAGGAAAATTAAATGAAAAAACACCAACGTTAGCAGCAGGAAAAGCTAACATTAGTTCATATACTAAAGATGGATTTAAAAAAGCACCAGAAGGAATGCCTTCTGATTCTAAAGTATATGATTATAAACAATTCCCATCTGATCCAAAACCTAAAAAATATAAACTTTATAAAGAAGAACAACTTAACGAAATATCATACAGACGTTTTAATGAAAGTGTTAATAAAGTTTCCCCTGAACGTAAAATTACACGTGCTTTAAGTGAAGTTAATAAACGTGTTAAAGAAATAGAACAAGTCATTGAATATTCTAATAGATTAAAAACTGAAAATGTTATTAAACGTAATAATTTTTGGGATTCTAAATTAGAACAATTAAATGAGTTATCAAGAAGGTTAAATCAATTATCTAAAAACATAAAAAAACTATCTAATGGATAACGAGAAAAAAAAGTTAACTAAAGACCAACTTAAAGGAAAATTAGATACTTTAGGTGAAGAAATAAAATATCGTGTAGCTGAAGCCAAAAAAGGTAATGGTACCGAAGGTT